CCTGAACCAAGTTATTATTCAGGAAAGAAGTATGGTTACTCAGCAAGAAAAGTAGTAGAGGACTTCCAACCTGATAGCTACAACATAGGAACTGCAATCAGTTATTTATTAAGAGCAGGTAAAAAAGAAGGCAACCCTGCTGAACAAGATATACAGAAAGCAATTAATCACTTACACTTTGAACTAGACAGATTACATAATGACAAAGTATAGTTGCGAGTGCGGTAAGACAATGGAAATAGGCAAAGCTACAATAGTCCTAAGAGATAAGAAGTGGGTATGCAAAGAAGCTCAATGCAGTTGCGGTAAATATATGGACTCAGAACCAACAGACGGAATGCCTAGTCTTAAAAGAACTGAACCTAGTTTAAGTAAACAAAGGGATAATCTTTGGGCAGGAGCTAAAGAAACTTTAATAGGAACAAGAGGAGTAAATGAAGACTACTAAATAAATAAACAAAAATTCTATTATATACTAAGACACTACATTATGAAACAACAAGTTAAGATCAGTAAAGTAAAGGGAAACCCTAACAATCCAAGAATAATTAAGAACGATAAGTTTAAAAAGCTAGTTAAGTCAATTAAGGACTTTCCTGAAATGTTAAAGCTAAGGCCTATTGTAGTTGATGAAGATATGATGGTGCTTGGTGGCAATATGAGATTAAAGGCAAGTAAAGACGCAGGACTTAAAGAAGTATGGATTGAAGTAGCAGAAGGACTTACTGAAGAACAAAAGAAAGAGTTTATAGTTAAAGACAATGTAGGGTTTGGAGAATGGGATTGGGCTATGTTAGGTAATGAGTGGAATACAATTAAGATTACTGAATGGGGATTAGATGTATGGGAAAACCAAGATGATAAAAATGAATTAAACGCAGAGCTTGAATGGAGTGGTATGCCTGAATTCAATAATGATGACCTTTCTCCTAAAAGACAAATTATCTTATCATTTAAAACAGATGAAGATGTGCAACTTTTTGCTAAACTAATAAATCAAGAGCTAACGACAAAAACAAAAAGTGTATGGTTTCCTAAAGTAAATGACTTAGTGCAAAAGGATAAAGCATATTCAGATGAATCCTAAATATCCCTTATATATAGTTTCAAAAGGAAGGGCAGATAGCAGACTAACAAGTAAAGCATTGGAAAAAATGCAAGTGCCTTATTATATTGTAATTGAGAAAAGTGATTACAAAGATTATTCAGCAGTAATAGATAAGAAAAAGATTTTAATACTACCTGAAAAGTATTTAGATGAGTATGAAGTTCTTGATAATTTAGGACGAAGTAAAAGTACAGGACCCGGAGCAGCAAGAAACTTTGCTTGGAAACACTCTAAAGAAAATGAATTTGCATATCATTGGGTAATGGACGATAATATTAATAGATTTTGTAGATACAATAACAATCAAATTCATACAGCAGAAACAGGTTCAGTATTTTTAGCTATGGAAGATTTTGTAGAACGATACGAAAATGTAGCAATGGCAGGACCTAATTATTTTATGTTCATAGCTAGGAAACAAAAATATCCACCATTTGTAAAAAATACAAGAATATATAGTTGTAATTTAATAAAGAATAACGTACCTTTTAAATGGAGAGGTAGATACAATGAAGATACAATATTAAGTTTAGATATGTTAAAAGCAGGATATTGTACAATTCAATTTAATGCTATGTTGCAAGAGAAAGTAACAACACAAGTATTGAGAGGAGGTAATTCAGAGGAGTTTTACGATAAAGAAGGAACATTGCCAAAGAGTCAAATGCAAGTAGATGTTCACCCTGATGTATCAAGATTGACTTTTAGATTTGGAAGAATACATCATCACGTAGATTACACTCCATTTAAAAAAATAAAGCTTATTAAAAAACAAGATGTTATTATAAAAAAAGATGTAGATAATTACGGAATGGAATTAAAGAAAATAAAATAATGGAACAAAATAGAACAAAAATAGCAAAGGAGCAAATGTTAAAGGCACTAGAAGGAAGTCTAGGGATAGTAACAACAGCTTTAAAGTCTTGCGACCTATCAAGAACTAACTACTACAAGTGGTTAAAAGAAGATGAAGTATTTGCTCAAGCAGTAAATGATGTAGAGTTAATTGCTAAAGACTTTGTAATGTCTAAATTCTATGAATGTATAAAAGACAAAGTACCTTCAGTTGTAATACACGGAGCAAAGAACATTTGTGGAATGAATGAAACAAATAGAGTAGATTTAACATCAGGAGATAAAGCTCTTAACCTTCCTTTAATTACATTCATTGACACTGATACTGAGTAAGAAATACAATCCTTTATTTGAATCAAAGGCTAGATACTTTATTATAACAGGAGGTAGGGGTTCTGGAAAGTCTTTTGCAGTTACAGTCTTTCTAACGCTCTTAACTATGTCAAGAGGAATAAGGGTTTTATTTACAAGGTTTACAATGACATCAGCTCACTTATCAATCATTCCTGAGTTCTTAGAAAAGATAGGGCTACTTGGATTTGATGAGGTTTTTAGTATTAATAAAGCAGAGGTATTAAATACAAACAATAATTCAGATATATTATTTAGAGGAATTAGGACATCAGCAGGTAACCAGACGGCTAGCCTAAAGTCTTTACAGGGAATAAGTACTTGGGTTCTTGACGAGGCTGAAGAATTAATAGATGAGAACATATTTGATACAATAGACCTAAGTATAAGGGAAAAGGATATACAGAATAGAGTAATACTTATATTGAATCCTGTTACTAAAGAGCATTGGATTTATAAAAGGTTCTTTGAGGACAAAGGTGTTGAAGGTGGTTTTAATGGCGTTAAAGACAATGTATGCTATATCCATAGTACATACCTAGACAATGAAACAAACCTCTCACAGAGCTTCCTAGAGCGTATTAAGAGCATAAAGCATAATAACTTTAAAAAGTATCAACATAAGATTTTAGGAGGGTGGTTAGCGAAAGCAGAAGGAGTAGTATTTGAGAATTGGTCAATAGGAGAATTTAATCCTGATGGACTTCAGACATCTTGTGGAATGGATTTTGGTTTTAGTGTAGACCCTGATTCATTGACAGAGGTTGCAATAGATAAGAAACACAAAAAGATATACTTAAAGGAACATCTATATCGTAATGGATTAAAGAGTCAAGAGCTTGCTCAGATAGTTTTAGATAAAGTAGGCCAAACTTTAATAATAGCTGACTCAGCTGAACCAAGACTTATAGCAGACCTTAGACATTTAGGAGTAAACATAAAAGCAGTTAAGAAAGGAACTATTGAAAGTGGGATAACTAGAATGCAAGACTATGAGCTTATAGTAACACCTGAATCAACTAACATAGCTAAAGAGTTAAACAACTATGTATATGCAGATAAAGGCTCTAAGCTTTACGTAGATAATTGGAATCATTCTATTGATGGTATTAGGTACAATGTAATATATCACTTAGACAATCCAAACGCAGGTAAGTATTTCGTTCAATAAAAAAGAGGGCTAAGAAACATCACGATTCTTAACCCCCTTTAGGAAACAAATTAAACAAGAAGAACAGCAAAGATACAAAACTTTAAACTAAAAACAACAAATTTCTATTATATAGTGTATGAAAGTTAAAATTAAAAAAGAAGGCAAAGTAGAAACATTCAAACTAATTAATAGTTGGGAGGATGTTACATTAGAAACTTGGCTTAAACTTATTGACTTTGAAACAGGTACAAAGACTGAAGAAGCTACAGAAACAATAGCAGCACTATCAGACATTCCTAGAAAGTTAATTAAGGAACTATCCTTATCAGACGTTGCAGTTATAATGAGTAAGGTAGGAGAACTACAACAAAAGCAAGATACAAAGCTTAAAAGGATTATGGAGATTAATGAAGTTGAATACGGCTTTCATCCTGACTTAGATTCTATTACATTAGGAGAGTATGCAGACATTGAGCAGTTCATTAAGAACGGAATAGACTCAAGCCTTCCTGAATTGATGAGTGTCCTCTATCGTCCTGTCAAATTGAAGAAGAATGATATATATATAATTGACGCATATGATGGAGATATTCGGCTCAGGGCAGAAGAAATGAAACAGATGTCAGCGGAACAAGTGCAAAGTGCATTGGTTTTTTTTTACACTTTCGCGAAGGTGTTGTCCGAGATTTTGCCATTATATTTGATGGAGAGGCTGAAGGAAACGAAGACGCAATAGCAAGTAATGACTTTGCTTCCAAATGGGGCTGGTTCGGAGTGATGCATAGATTGTGTGGGGAGGACATTAGTAAATTAGAAAGTATTACAAAGCTGAGTCTATTAGAGTGTTTGACTTGGTTAAGTTATGAAACAGATTTGAACTCACAAAATAAAGTAAAAAGAAATGGTTAATAATAAGACATATAATAACGTAGTAAACACCTTACTTAGACTAGGTGAGTATCACGACCAAATAAAATCTACTTCAGTAGGAGATATATTTGACATCAACCTTGAGAAGATGCAGAAATTTCCTTTACTTCATATCAATCCTACATCAGTTACAACAGGAGATAGTCAGCTGACTTACAACTTCCAAATCTTTATTATGTCAATGGTAACTGAGAGAGAAAATTGGACTACAAACAGAGGAGATATTATGGGGGGAACAGTCAATACATTTTCTAAATTAGTAAAGACGTTAAGTAATGAACAAGATGTATTTAATGAAACTTTACAAATAGTAACAGACTTTATAGGAATGCTAAGACATAGTTCAAGACAATCTTTAGCAGGTGTAAACGATATAAACGAACCATTATATTTCACACAAGACCAATTCAATATAGAGCCGTTCTCAGAGAGGTTTGACAACCTTTGCTGTGGATGGGTATTTAATATAGGAGTATTAGTGCAGAACGACTTTCAGACTTGTAATATTCCTGCTGGTGCTAAAGGTGCAGGGTATTAATGAAATGGAAGTTAAGATGGCTAACAATAGAAATAGGATGGAAAAAATTTAAAATAACAATTAATTTATAAAATTATGGCAGACTTAGTAACAACAATTTCAGAAACAGTAACACTTAATGGAAGTTTAAGGGGTTCAGTAAACGCAGTAACAACAACAGGTATCAATGATGTATTTGAAAGAATAGTAACTTGTGCGCATTCTCAGACAACAACTGTAGCAGTATTTGCAACTACACCTCATACTTCAGCAGGAGCTATTGATGTAGACAGGACGAAATACATTCGTGTAACAAATCTTGACGCTACAGGTGAAATAGAATTAGCAATAGTAACTACAGCTTCTAACTACCAAGTAACAATTACAGCAGGTAATTCACACATACTTTCACAAGGAGCTGCAATAGCTTTAGGTGAAGCAGATGTAAGTCCTAGCTTTGGAACTATGGAAGATATAGCGTCTTTACAAGTCAAGCCTGTAGGAGCTTCTTATAATCCAAGAGTAGAAATCTTTGTAGGCTTAGAATAGTGAAAACTGACAATATAGAAAGGTACTTAGAAAGCTTTGGTAAGCAGGTTGTTAATCGTTCTAAAGGTAACTTACAAAAAGCAGGAAAGGGCGGTAAGTTAGAGGAATCTATCAAGTTTGAAGTAATAACTACTCCTGATGGTTTTACAGTACAGTTCTATATGTCTAGTTATGGTCAATTTGTAGATAAAGGAGTTTCAGGAACAAAGACTAAGAGAACCTTTAAAGATTATAAAGGGAAGACAATAAAGAGTCCTTATAGCTATAAGAATAGTAAAGGTCATTCACAGCCACCTAGTAAGGCTTTAGATAAATGGGTAGTTAGAAAAGGTATAGCTCCAAGAGATGCAAGCGGAAAGTTTATGAAGCGTAAGACAATAACATTCTTAATAGCAAGAAGTATAGGACGTAATGGAATACAAGGTATAAGCTTCTTTCAAAAGCCTTTAGGACTTGGTTTAAAGCAGTTCGGTAAAGACTTACTAGGTAGCGTCAAAGAAGATATAATTAATAGTTTAACAATAGTAAAATAATGGCAACACTAATAGAGCAACACCCTTTATATGATACACTAACAGTAGGGCAAGATGTAATTTTTACAGTATCAAATACTTCAGTAGTATCTAGTTTTCCAAATGTCAAGTTTATAGCTGAAGTTCACATAAGTTCAGGGAATCCTCCGAATCCATCTGCTTCAACAGATATTGTAGGAACATTCAAGACTACTCCAAATAATGCAGGAGTTGGTATGTTTGACTTCAGACCTATTATTGAAAGCTTTGTAAATGCTGACAACTTAGCAAGGAAGGATAGTTCTTATAAGTTAGTCGTTAATACAGAAGGAACAAATGTACCTATCCATTTAATTGATAAATTCTCAGGCAACTTGAATGCAATGCGTTATTTATTTATAAGATTTAAAATTGAATACATAGATTCAGGTGCTTTAGTAACTACAGATATTACAGACTCTGATTTATACAATATATTTAATGGTTACTTGAAATATACAGATGTACTAGACTTAGCAGACACTCCTTTCACTCAATCTACAGGAAATAACTTTGGTTACCCTATTCCTCAAAAGTTTACATTAGACGAAGACGCTGGTGAATTTCTTTCTAATGCACCGACTACTCAATACGCTAATCTAGAAGATTATGGAACTATTTCTTTTCTAACTATACTTAGCCGTCCTGCAAAAATTAGACTAATGTATTATGATTCTACAGGAAGTCAAATAGGGTATACAGAAAACGTAACATTCCATACTGCAACTGGAGGGTATGGGTCTTTAATAGCAGACACAAACAGAAGATTATTTTATTTCGGTTGCTTTCCTGCAAATTTAAGAAATTGGAGTACAGTATTTAACGCTTTAGTTACAGCAGGAACTATTCAAGGTGGATATTATACTGTTGAGCCTTTAAATAGTGCTTCTTCAAATTTTGGAACTAAATATACATTCAATGTAAACTGTTCAAATCTTAAAGGGTATGAACCTATACGACTTTGTTGGTTGAATCAATGGGGAACTTGGGATTATTACACTTTTAATATGAAGTCTACTAAAATGATTTCAACTAAAGGAAGTACATACCAACAGCTTGAAGGTTCTTGGAATGAATCAGCTTACAGAATAGATAGTTTTAAAGGAGGAAAGAAAGCCTTTAGAGTAAACGCAACAGAAAAGATAAGTATGAATACAGACTTTGTAAGTGAATCTGAATCTGAATGGTTTGAAGAATTAATTAATAGTCCTGAAGTATATATCTTAAAAGGGTTTCAAGATGACTTAAATAGTGCATTTTTAAATATTTCTGCTTTAAATCAATATGTAACTCCTGTAAGACTTACAACTTCTAGCTATACTAAAAAGACAGTCGCAAACGACAAACTTATGCAATACACTTTTGAAGTAGAAAAGAGTAAGACGCTTAGAACACAAGCAGTATAATGAGTGTTCAATTAATAGTATATCCTCAGAACTATAATGGGCAATCTACTGCTATCTCTAGTTCACCAACTGAATTTATTGTTAATGGTATAAATTTTAATAACTTAGGAAGTACAACAACTTACACGAGTAGCTTACTGAATCCTTATACAGATACACTAACAAACGAACCTCCTGCTATTCCCAATACTTGGTATAGGTTCAGAAATAATGCAGTGGGAACACCTAACTATCCATCAGTAGTTTCAGGAAGTTTAGTTTTAGAATCAGTAGCAGGCTCAGGAAGTGTTACAGGTGTTTATCAAAGACTAACCAACTTAGTAATAGGACAACAATATACAATAACAATTAATCTAAGTGCTACAACTACAGGTCTTATTATAACGCAAATAGCAAACGGTACTATTATTTATTCAGGCGGTGGAGGTCTTGCAAATGTTACTCAAATAACAGATACTTTTACAGCTCAATCTACTGACAGCACAGTAATGATTGCCTATGTAAATACAGTAGTAGATACAGCTACAATAACAGACTTATCAGTACAGCCTGTAGTTGGAGCAATACCTTCAGGAGCTATTCAATTACTAGAAGATGGTCAAGTAATTTGCGACCTTTATGAAGATGAAGACTTGCCTTTGACTCTTAGTGTAGATGACTTTAAAAATGTAGCAGAGAAAGTACAGTCTTATTCAAAGGCTTTTAATCTTCCTTCTACTAAAAGGAACAATAGAATATTTAATGCTATATTTGAAATAACAAGGTCAGATGACGGAGTTATTTTCAATCCTTATAAAAGAACTCAATGTGTTTTAAAGCAAGACGGATTTATTCTATTTGAAGGTTTTTTAAGAATGCTAGATGTAACAGATAAGGAAGGTGAGATAAGTTATAATGTTAATCTATATTCAGAAGCAATCGCATTAGCAGATACTTTAAAAGATAGAGCATTTAGAGATTTGGATTTTACAGAACTAGAACACGATTACAATAGAACACAAATTAAGAATAGTTGGAATGATGGAACAACAGGAATAACTTATACGAATCCAAGTACATCAGGTTTCAGAGATGCTTATAGTACAGTTAAATATCCTTTTGTAGATTGGAATCATCAGATTATTGTAGCTGATAACCCTTCAGGGGGAGCAGGACCTACAGATGGCAATCCTCAGTACACAGCTTTAGAGCAAATATTTAGACCTTTTATAAGTATAAAGTATTTAATAGATAGAATATTTGAAGCATCTGAGTTTACTTATGAATCAGCTTTCTTCAATACTACAGACTTTGAAAAGTTGTATATGGACTTTAATTGGGGTGCTGATAATGTACCTTTTACTATTGCTGATAGTGGGGAAGGTTATTTAGATGCAAATCAAACAGCAACAACTTCATACGTAACTATTCAAACTAATGATAATAACTTTCCTGCTAACTTAGGTTATAGTGCAGGAGTATATACTGCATTACTTGACAATCAAACTTACAATCACGATTACTTTTGGGCTTATTCAGTTGCAGGAGCAGGAGCTTGGACTATAGATTTAAGGTGGATATTAACTAGGGCTTCAGGATTTGTAGAGCCGTCTATAAATATGCAGACTATTTCAGGCAGCGGTGGTTCAAGTGCTTTTTCAGGTGTTTCAGGTAATTTTACTGAAATATTAAATACAGGAGATACGTTAAAACCTCAATTTAAATCTGCTTCAGCAGGAACACATACTATACAAATCCTTCAAACAGGTTCTATTTTTGGAACTTATGGAGCTAACTTAGTAAATACTTCAGCATCAGCAGCTACAAATAATACATTCTTACAAACACTAAGAGGTGAACTTGGACAATGGGATTTCTTAAAGGGACTAATGACTATGTTTAACTTAGTAACTTTAGTAGATGAAGACAATCCTAATAATATTTTAATAGAACCTTATACAGATGTGTTTATAAATAGTACTGATAGTGTTCAGTTAGATTGGACTGATAAGATAGATGTTTCAGAAATGAAATTAACACCTTTAACAGATTTAACTAGAAAGACTATGTTTAAGTTTGTAGAAGATGATGATGATTATTCTTTTAATCAATACAAGAATCTAGTAGGCGGTCATTTATACGGAAGTAAAAAGTTTAATGCAGGTAACGAATTTAATATCTTAGATAGTGAAGATGAAATAGTAGCAGAACCTTTTGCAGCTACATTAGTCAAGCCTTTAATGTCACAGTTTCCTAATTTTATAACTCCTGCAATTTATGCAAGAGGAGATGATGCGACTTGGGAAGGCTTTGAAAACAGTCCTAGAATTATGTATAACAATGGAATAAAAGATACAGGAGCTTCTTATTTTATACCTGCTCAGAATGGAGTAGTAAGCTCTAACGAGCCTAACTTTTTACAGTTTAGTCATTTGTCTTTAATACCTATTACTAATTTCGCTTTAGATTTTCATTTTGGAGAATGTCAATTAATGCCAGGAGTAGGTGCTCCAACTTCTAATAACTTGTTTAACTTATATTGGCTTCCGTATTTTTCAGAACTTTACAATCCTAACACTAGGACAATGACTATTAAGGTAAACCTTAGTCCTGCTGACATAAACACGTTCAAGTTCAATGATACAGTCTACATAAAGAATAGAGTCTTTAGAGTGAATAAAATAGACTACAAACCAAATGACTTAGCAACAGTTGAATTTATACTTATACCATAATGGCAAGAGTAAGAGAAATACCATACTTAACAGGTTTCACAGTAAAACCTTCGGAAATTTCAGGACTTGGAATAGTAACCTTTACAGATGGAACAAATGAAGTAACTCCTAATCAGCTACAATGTGAAGCTTACGGATATACTTATGATAATGCATCAGGCACTTGCTCAACTTTTAGATTCAATACAAATCTCAATAGAGCATTTACTAATGAGAATAACAAGACTTATGGAGTAGGCAACTCAACTCAAACAGGAACTAATAACACTATAGTAATGGGAGAGAACAATACTGTTAGGGGGTTCTCAAGAAATAGTATTATAACAGGGAATCAAAATGTAATAGCTAATGGTGTAAACAATGCAAGCGTTTCAGGAACTTTAGGAGAAGCTACAGCTGATAACTCTATTGTATTAGGGGGTAATTCAGGAGTAGATACTTTAGGCGAAAGACAATCAATTACAGTATTATATGGAACTGAAACTTCAGATAATAGTGTGGTGGATAGTTACTTAAATAATACAACGGGTAGTTATTTTGTTATACCTGATAACACTATAATAGCTTTTCAAACTGAAACTGTAGCCGTTAGAATAGGTGGAACAGGAGCAGGAGCAGTTGGTGATTTCAAAGCCTTTATAGAAACAGGGGTTGCTATTAATGAATCAGGAGTTCTAAGTATAGACAAGTCAAGAGTTGTAATAGCTAATACAGGTACGACTTCAGGTTGGATTAGTGATATATCTGTTTCAGGTACTAATCTTGTTCAGACAGTAAAAGGAGCAAATAACAGAGATTTAATGTGGGCAACGACAATAAGAATGACACAAATTAAAACAGGAGTAGCACTTTAAAAAATAAAACTATGGCATCAGAAAAAATAGTAATAGAAGCAGAGGTTAAATCTAATATAGGTGATGTATCTAAGGAAACTAAAAATGCAGCAGGAGAATTTAAAATATTAGGAGTTTCATTAAATGGAGTGAAGGCAGGATTTGCTTCAGCAGCCGTAACAGCAAAAGGAATGTTCGGTACTATAAAGGCAGGATTAATAAGTACAGGAATAGGAGCTTTTGTAGTTCTTATTGGTTCTTTAGTTTCTTTCTTTACCAATACAAAAAGAGGTGCTGATAAATTAAGTCAAGCATTTACAGCTATGGGTGCAGTAGTTTCTGTTTTAACTGATAGACTAAGTAAAGTAGGAGAAGCTATGAGTTTTATATTCTCAGGAGAATTTAGGAGGGCAGGTGAAGCATTAAAAGGTACTTTTGCAGGTATTACAGAAGAAATAGGGAAAGAAGTAGATGCTATGGTTGCTCTAAAGAAAAGAACACAAGAGCTTAGAGATGCTGATAATGAGTTTATGATTCAAAAGGCTAAGACTAGACAAGAGATAGAAAAAGCTAG